GCATCCGAGTGCAAGGCAACCAGATTGGGCGTCAGCGCCAGGTGCTCTTCGACCACTGGGCAGACAAGATGAAGACGGACTGGTTGCTCTGGGTTGACTCAGACATTGTTCTGACCCTTGATGCAATGGCTAAGCTCTGGAAGACAGCAGACAAGATTGCTCGTCCTGTTGTATCCGGTGTCTACTTCATCTCCAAGGAGAATGAGGGAACGCTAATGCGTCCCTTCCCAGCACTCTTCAACAACGTATCTGAGTTCGCTATTCAGTACGTACACCCACTACCAGATAACGAGGTTATCCAGGTAGACCAGGCAGGCTTTGGCTTCACCCTGATGCACCGCTCTATCATCGCCAAGATGCGAGAGAAGCACGGCAACGTCTCGTTCTTCACTGAGACTGCTGCTAGCAACGAGGATGACCACTTCGTGGGTGAGGACATTATCTTCTTCCGTAAGATGAAAGAGGCTGGTGTTCCGCTTCACGCACACACCGGTGCGCTGGTCAAGCATATGAAGCGCTTCAGCCTTGACTTCGACTACTACGCATTGTATTGGGCGCACGAACACCTCAGGAATCAACTAAAGGAACAGCAGGAACGTGAGTCTGCAAGCGGAGATATTTCCAGTAATAAGAACGATTGACGATCATATCGACGAACTCGACGGTATTGGTGTCATACAACTAAGGGAGCATAATGGCAGGTCGTGATATTACCGAAGGTCGCGCCACGCGTGCGATTGCGGTTGACGTTGGTGTTGTCAGCTCTGATGCCATCTGGCAGAATACCAATGAGGCTTATGACATAGCTATTGGTGGGCAACCATTCTTCTATGCTATGAATGATCAGAACCCTTATATCCGACAGACCGCTCCATTCCGTAAGGATCAGTTCGACAATGGCAAAGAGCCAGGCGAGCAGTCCCTGACCGGATGGTGGATCCGAAGCCAGTCATCCTTCCACAATGGTGACGGCATCATCTTTTATGATACCAATACTGGCGAGAACAATGTTGACTATCGCTATGCCGATAGCAAGGGTGTCAATGTATGGACCAAGGGCGAAGTAACAATGCTCAACGAGTCCAACACGGCACACGTTACTACGCACCCCATCGAATCCAACAAGCGCTCCTTCCAACAACTACGGTCTATCCAATGGACTACTGGCGGTGTGGTCTACAACGGAGCATTGCTTCACGATGGGTACGATGTAGACAAGATCGATAGCAACGGTGTCGAGACACATTTCGTCGACTACAACGCTGGAGCAGACGACAAGGTATACGCCATATGCGATGATGGAAGCAGTGCATTCTGGGTTACCAACGACACTGGTCCATCCGGTAAACTGGAAGTTTTCAAGAAGTCTCTTGATCTAAACTCAACCAATGCTGCGACCTCTATGTTTACGTCAGCCAGCATTACGGTTACAGCTGCTGCTATGGAGTATGTCAAAGAGCGTATCGTGATGTGTGTCAACAATTCCATCTACGAATTCTCTGCAAATACCACTTCTTTGCCGACTGCTGTCTATAGTCACGGCGATACCGATCACGTATTTAGTAGCATCACCGCATCGGGTCCGGCTATTTATGTAGCAGGCTACGGCGGTATTCAGTCAAATATCTACAAGTTTACACTGAATACTTCTGGTGCTATGCCAACATTGTCTCAAGCCGTTACGGCTGCCGAAATGCCAACTGGTGAGATCATCCATAAGATCTACTACTACCTTGGCTATATGATGATTGGCACAAGCAAGGGTATTAGAGCAGCACTTGTTAGCGACCAAGACGGCTCACTGCAATATGGACCACTTATCGTTGAGACAAGCCAGCCTTGCTACGACTTCGCTGCACGTGACCACTATGTGTGGTGCGCCACATCGGTTGCTGGTGAGCCTGGTCTTATCCGCATTGACCTTTCTTCCCAGATCGATGACCTGGTTTTTGCTTGGGCTAATGACTTGTACTACCCAGGAGTGACAGGGGTCGAGACCACATCCTGCGCGTTCCTGGGTGATACCGACAGGTTGATCTACTGCACTGAGGCAAAGAGCCAGTTCTCTGTAATAACCAAGGCTAGAACATCCAACGTTGCTACCATCACCACATCAACGACTCACGACATTACAGTTGGAGAATCTATATACACCATTGGCATTGATTCAACGTTTGATGGTGGTCCATTTACGGTTACCGCAGCTACAACTAACCGTATTTCCTACACAACCGCAACGACTGGAACCATAGCATCTACCTCTGCTACTGGATTTACCGGTGTTGCAGGGTATAGTTACATCCAACACGCAACTAACAAGATCCCAACTGGGTATCTAACCACGGGCTTTATCCGATACAACACCCTTGAGCCGAAGAACTTCAAGCGTGTTATTGGTCGAGGAGACTTCACCAAGGGATCACTCACTCTCGAGATTGTAGACAAGAACAATACCGAGTACGACCTTATCACATACGACTCATCGGTTCCATCCACAGAGGTAACGACCAACGTACCAGCGGGCGCTCAAGAGTACGTAGCCTACAAGTTCCTCTTTGCCCGTGATGCTACCGACGCAAGCCAAGGTCCCATCTTCAAGGGCTATCAGGCTAAGGCGACCATCGCCACCCCACGCCAACGCGTTCTTAGATTTCCTGTGTTCAACTTCGATACCGAGACGGACAGATACAATGTCCAGACCGGCTACGAGGGAAGGGCTCAGGACCGTCTACTCTCGCTAGAGAGTGTTGAGGAAGACGGCGATGTATTGACCTGGCAGGACTTCACTACTGGTGAGTCTAGGCAGGTAGTCATCGAAGAGATATCATTCACCCGTGAGACACCACCAGACAAGCGATTCAGCGGATTTGGTGGCATCATCACTATGACCATTAGAACCGTATAAGGAACACAAATGTCACCTGCTGATTGGGCTGGATTAGCCGTAGCCGTAATGACCCTCGTAGCTGGATTCGCAACTGCAGTACGATGGCTAGTAAAACATTACCTCAACGAACTGAAACCCAATGGCGGGTCATCACTCAAGGACAAGGTAGATAAGCTCGACGAGAAGGTCGAGTTCCTGACAGAGATGGTAATACAAGCACTCAAGAAGTAGGGACGCTATGAGTATCTTAGATAACCCCTGGCTGATGCCGATCAGCCCTAACATTCCAGACGACGACCTATATGAGGACGAGGATGATGAATGAGCAAGAAGATAACTGTTGCAAGGACAGCACAACCTGCTGCAATCGCACTGCTCCGGCAAGCGACAGCTCTGTGGCCGAAGCGCGAGAAAGCCTCCGATGGACTCCTGCCGTCCCGAGAGCACTTGGCTCAGAGTCCTAACTCAGACCACAACACAGGCTTTGCTGTCGACCTGACACACGATGTGTTCAAGGGACCGGACTGCGCTAAGATCTTCAAGGAATTACGCAAGGATGAGCGAGTCAAGTACCTGATCTTCCGTGGTGTGATTTGGTCACCCGAAAAAGGAGCCCGTGCATACACTGGCAAGAACCCACATATGAAACACTTGCACGTATCCATCAAAGATGGCTATGGTAAGGATACATCTGACTGGTTCCCGTGGGTCGGTCAGAACAAGAGATGGCTACACCTCAAGAGCAAGTTCGTCCGTGTCAAACGGAGGAAGACAGAACCATCCAGTCCTAAGGAGGACTAATGAAAGAACAACTCAAGCAAATCTCATTGACTTGGTTCCGTGCCGCTGCTGCTGCAGCCATCGCACTCTACCTCGCAGGTGAGACAGACCTCAAGGTTCTCGGCACTGCAGCCCTGGCTGGGTTCCTCGGACCAGTCCTCAAGTGGCTAGACCCATCTGCCCCTGAATTTGGCAGGAAGAAGTAGGGCTCAGAATACCCCCTAAAACGCCCTAGAAGGCCCCTAGGAGCCACGATACCCCCCGACTTGGTGTGATTACATCAGGAAGGGGGGTCTTTCGTCGTTTCTTGGGGTCAGTTATCTGGCTATAACTTGCGAACCTATATATATAAATATATATAATAGGACCCCAAAGGGGTCCTTTATATAATATATAATTATATATATAATATATATATATATATAAATAATAACTTGCGAGTAAATTACAGGTGTGTCATAGTTCAGCTATGGCTATTGACATATCAGGATACAGACTACCAGAGCATATCTCATACTCTGCTCTGACCACATACATTGACTGCGGTTATATGTACTATCTCGGACGGCTGATGGAGTTCCCTGAGGAATCTTCTGTCTGGTCGTTCGGTGGCTCCGCATTCCACCAAGCAACCGAGGAGTACGACCGTGCAACCTGCTGATCAAATACTTATCGAAGCAACCAAACTCTTCAGCAAAGAGTGGGCTGACCTGACTGCTGGCGTTGACCTGAGCAAGGCTAGAGTCGGCGGTCGTGCTACCAAAGAAAACCCTAACAAAGAAGATGCCACCTTCTGGGCTCGCAAGGGACCTGAGTGGGTCAAGGGTTACATCGAGTGGCGTCAGAACAATCCTGACTGGAAGATTTGGATGAACGGCGAAGTCCCTGCTATCGAGTTGGGTCTCGTCCCTGAGTTTGCTGGCGTGCCAGTCAAGATGGTTATCGACCGGGTGTTCGAGGTGAATGGGGAGTTGGTCGTGGTTGACCTCAAGACTTCACAGAGCACACCGTCCAGTTCTCTGCAACTCGGGTTCTACCGGGCAGGGTTGAAACAGGTGCTTGGCATTGATGTCAAGTGGGGCGCATACTGGATGGCACGTCAGTCTGGAACTACATCGCTGATCGATCTGACTCATTACGATGACGACAAGATCGAATACCTTGTGGCTGGCTTCGACAAAGCACGCAAGGCTGGAGTTTTCTTACCTAACCTAAACAACTGCAATAGATGTGGATTGACAGAGTTCTGCCAGTTCACGACGAAAGGAAAGCAATGACAAACAACGACGACTGGAAAGTGCAAGTCTCGTACAAGACACCAAGCGGAGATATGATCAATGTCCGAGCAAACACGGTGGAAGAGATGAGCATCCTTCTTGAAGGTGTTGGAGACTACGCGACACAGATCGCATCGACTGCACAGTTGGTAGGTATTGCCTATACGGCGATCCCTTTATCGACGTCGCGTTCCACTCCAAGCACAACGCCCTCGCCCTCCTTGCCTCCGACCCCGGTATCGGATCTTTCCGGTACAGCAGCGCCAACGTGCAAGCACGGCGCCCGTATCCACAGGTCAGGCATAAGTAAGAAGACGGGTCAACCGTACTCGTTCTGGGCTTGCCCAACACCACAGGGTACGCCTGATCAATGCAAGCCAGCTAACTAAGGAGTACTAATGCGAACACTTGTCCGCTCAGTCGGGCGTGCAAGTATAGGTGGGGAGCCTCTTCCGTCCTGCTTCAAAGCTTTCGAGTCGAATAAGATTATCCTTAGACGCTCAGAAGTTTCGATGTTCGCTGCTGCGCCTGGGGTGGGTAAGTCCACCCTGGCGCTAGCCTTAGCACTCAAGATGAGAGTTCCCACGCTGTACATCAGCGCCGATACTAACGCACATACAATGGCTATGCGATTAGCCTCAATGATTTCGGGTAAATCACAGGGTGATGTTGAGAATCTACTCACCACCGATGTTGGCTGGACGAAGGCTACCCTTGCTAGATCGAGCCACATTGTGTGGTCATTCGAGTCAGCACCAAGCCTTCAAGATATTGATGAAGAAGTCCAAGCATTCGAGGAACTATGGGGTACACCACCGGTTCTGATTGTAGTGGATAACTTGATGGATGTTGCCACAGATGGTGGCGAAGAGTTCGCATCTATGCGTGCGATTATGAAGGAGTTGAAGTATCTTGCTCGTGCTACGAATGCTGCAATTCTTGTGCTACATCACACTAGTGAGGCTGTTCCGGGTACCCCTTGTCAACCGCGTAGTGCCATCCAGGGTAAGGTTGCTCAGCTACCTGCACTTATATGCACACTGGGTGTTGTTGGAACGAGTATGGGAGTCGCACCTGTCAAGAATCGCTACGGAAGAGCCGATGCTAATGGGACTCTGATGACTTGGATCTCGTTCAACCCTGAGTATATGTTCGTCGAGGACATCCCGGAGAACGTATGAGTGCCGCCAACAAGCGCAAGGGCGCACAGTTCGAGACTGATGTACTCAAGTGGCTACGCCAACAAGAGACTGTCCGCTCTGCTGAACGCTTGTCTAAGGCAGGAGCAAAGGACGAAGGTGACATAGTTGTTCAGGATATGGGTACGCTGAACTATATCCTTGAGTTGAAGAACCGCCAGAAACTAGATCTACCTGTGTTTTGGGAAGAGGCACAGGTTGAGGCAAAGAACTATGCGAAGGCAAGGGGTATTGGGGAAGTACCTCCTGCCTTCGTTATAGTCAAGCGCCGTGGATTAGGAATCGGAAAGTCGTGGGTTATACAGGATTTGGAACAATGGGTAAAAGGAATTTAGACAATGACCTACCGAATATCGGAGACGTCCTCACATACTACGGAGCAAAGCTTCGACGCACTTACGGGCAGACAAACCTCAAGTGTCCATTCCACTCAGATACACATCAAAGTGGAACTGCCAACCTTGACACCAACGTCTTTATCTGCTTTGCCTGCGGAGTTCAGGGAAACAGTCTACAGATTATTGCAGGACAGGAAGGAATAGATATCCGTGAAGCAAAGAGATTCGCAGAAAGAATTACTGGGACAAGCTTCGAAGAAGTACAATCAAAACATCTATCAGGCAGAAGATTACCTCAGAAGCAGGGGTATAACAATGGAAGTAGCACGTCTGGCGCGATTAGGCGTAGTCGTGGAGCCTGAGGTTGGTCACGAAATTTACCAAGGAAGGTTGAGTATTCCGTATGTTACTAAGTCTGGTGTTGTTGATCTGCGCTTTCGTAGTCTCAATCCTGCGGTGGAACCAAAGTATATGGGGCTCACGGGAGCTGATACTAAGATGTACAATGTTCTTGACGTGGAGCGGGCTGGGGATTTCATTGCTATCTGTGAGGGAGAACTGGACACACTTACTCTTAGTGCCTGCGTGGGCATTCCTTGCATCGGTGTTCCTGGTGCGAACTCTTGGAAGAAACATTATACCCGGCTTCTTGCTGACTTTGAGCGAGTATATGTCTTCGCAGACGGAGACCAGCCCGGGAAAGAATTCGCAACCTCCCTCTCTCGAGAACTCCCAGTCACCATCATAAACTTTCCAGACGGCGAGGATGTCAACTCCTACTACATCAAGTATGGAGCGGATGCCATTAGAGAGAAGGCAGGGCTATGATGACAGAGAAGTTCAACGAAGAGGTTCCCCCTTGTGATTTATGTGGGATGCACTTCAGCAATGGGTTTGATTATGTAGACCATATGATGGAGGATGACGAGGAGTTCAATCCATATCTCCTCTTGCCCAATGGCTATCGCCTGATGGTCGGTGCCGTACTACGGACTTTATTCGAAAACGCTGATGACCCAGACATCATACGTCAGGTATGTGAGTCAACTTATATGAC